CAGGAGCCGGAAGGCCGGTCGGGTCAATAGGAACTAAATCTAAGGAAATTGCTTTAAAGTTAAAAGAATTAGATTGTGATCCAATTGAAGCTTTAGCAATGATTGCAAAAGATCAAACTAATACCCCCGAACTACGTTTCCAAGCTAATAAAGAATTAGCACAATATGTAGCGCCAAAACGTAAAGCAGTTGAAATGGATGCTGCTTTAGATGGGGGTATACAAGTTAATGTAATGAAATTTGATGACCCTGATGATTCATCTTATGGTGGAACTGACCCTGATTAATGGAAATTCAAATACCAAACGACTGGAAACCTAGAGACTATCAAATTCATTTATGGAATTATTTACAAAAAGGTGGTAAGCGTGCTGTAGCCGTATGGCATAGACGAGCAGGAAAAGATTTACTTTCTATTAACTGGTGTGCAACAGCTGCAATTCAAAGAAAAGGATTGTACTGGCATCTTCTTCCAACATATAATCAAGGACGTAAGATCGTCTGGGATGGGATGACTAAAGATGGTCGTTCTTTTCTAGAACACTTTCCAAAGGAACTTTGGGCAGGTGTAAATAATACAGATATGCGTTTGGAATTAAAAAATGGAAGTATATACCAGGTTGTTGGAACAGATAACGTTGACCGCCTTGTGGGATCAAACCCCGTCGGAGTTATCTTCTCAGAATACAGTCTTCAGGATCCACGGGCCTGGGATCTCGTTCGTCCCATATTGGCTGAGAATGGAGGATGGGCAGTTTTTATTTACACCGCAAGAGGTAGAAATCACGGATATGACTTATTTAACATGGCTAGAAAAAATGAAAGATGGTTTTGCCAGCGATTAAATGTTGATGATACACGCGCAGTTCCTGCTGAAGCGATTGAAGATGAAAGAGATGCAGGAATGCCTGATGAACTTATACAACAAGAATTTTATTGTAGTTTTGATGCACCATTAGTAGGATCTTATTATGGTAGTCTAATGGCTAAAGCACTTGCAGAAGAGAGAATTGCAAAGGTGCCGTATGAGCCTCGCTTAGAAGTCCATACAGCATGGGACTTAGGAATAGGAGATAGTACTGCAATTATATTTTTTCAACAACATGGGATGGAGTTTAGAATTATTGATTTTTATGAAAATCAAGGAGAAGGTATTCCTCATTATGTTAAGGTCTTGCATGAGAAGGATTATGCCTATGGGAAGCATATAGCTCCTCACGATATTAAGGTAAGAGAGATGAGTACAGGAAAGTCAAGATATGAGGTTTCAAGAGAATTAGGAATACGTTTTACAATTTGTCCGCATATAGGGATAGAAGATGGAATAGAAGCTGCAAGAACTATAATTCCAAGGTGTTATTTCGATGAGAAACGGTGTAATATCCTTGTTGAGGCTTTGCGGCAATACCGTAAAGATTATGATGAAAAGAAAAAGGTGTATCGTGATCGTCCTTTACATGATTGGACATCACATGCAGCTGATGCTTTTCGTTATCTCGCATTGGGCACGCGAGATTATTTAACAAATCGTCGGCAGCCACGCCCAAGTGTTGCTGAAAGTAACTATGATATACTAGGAGGAAATAGATGGGCGGCGCGGTAAAAAAAGTGAAGAAAATATTTAGTGCTCCTTCACCAGCACCACCTCCCCCTCCGCCACCAGCTCCAACACCATCAACGGTAGCATCAACAGGAAAAAGCATTAAAAGTGCTTCTGCAAAAAGCTATCTAGGTGGAGCAAGAGGAACATCAGGACGTAAGTCCACAATGATTACAGGCGGCGCAGGAGTGGAAGATGAAGCTGAAATTCTACGTAAAACATTATTAGGAGCATAAATGGCTGAATATGAACGTGATTTAGTTACACGTATTTTAACAAAGCAAGAAACACTTGCCTCTTATAGAGCTATATGGGAGCAATTGTGGCAAGATTGTGCAGAATATGTTAATCCTAATAGAGGAGATTTTTCTCATAATAGAGCAAAAGGAGATAGAAATCGTTATGAAAAAATTTATGATTCTACTGCTCCACTTGCTAATGAACAATTAGCATCAGGCTTACATGGATTTTTAACAAGTCCATCACAAAGATGGTTTGCATTAAAAACATTTGATGATGAGGTTAATAAAGATCCTGCTGTAAAACAATGGCTGCATAATGTTACTGATATTATTTATGATAGGGTATTTAATACGCCTGAGAGTAATTTTAATTCTCAAGCGCATGAGCTATATCTAGATCTTGGTGCTTTTGGTACAGGTATTATGATGGTGCAAGATACACCAGGTCAACCTATAACATTTAGAACATTTCATCTTGCTGAATGCTTTATTATGGAAAATGATAAAGGATTTGTTGATACAGTTTACAGAAAATATAAAAGAACATGTAGACAATTAATGGAACGATTCCCGGAAACTGTTCCTGATCGTGTTAAAAAGATGATGGAAAAAGACCCATATCGAGAATATACTGTTATTCATGCTGTGGAACCTAGTCAATTTTATGGAGATAAATCAGCTAAACCAACACAAAAAGCATATAAATCATGTTATATATTAGAAGATGATAAAGCATTATTAGAAGAATCAGGATTTGATGAATTACCATATATGGTGCCACGTTGGCAAAAGGTAGCAGGAGAAATTTATGGAAGATCTCCTTCAATGACTTCTTTGCCAGATATTAAAATGGTTAACCAAATGATGAAGACAATTATTAAAGCTGCACAAAAGGTTACTGATCCTCCTTTATTAGTTCCTGATGACGGTTTTATTCTTCCTGTAAGAACAGTTCCAGGAGGATTAAATTTTTATAGAGCAGGAACACAAGATAAAATAGAGCCATTAATAACAGGAGCAAAGGTAGATCTTGGTGCTGATCTTGTACAAAATAGACGTGAACATATTGTATCAGCATTTCATGTTGATTGGATGAAAATGCCTGACGAAGGACCACAAATGACTGCAACTGAGGTTGTAGCGCGACAAGAAGAAAAAATGAGATTAATGGGTCCAATGGTTGGAAGATTACAAGTAGAATTTCTCGGACCCCTGATCAACCGTGTTTTTAATTTATTATTAAAGAGAAATAGAATTCCTCCCGCGCCAGGAGCAATACAAGGACAAGATCTTAAAATAGATTATGTATCACCTATTGCGAAGGCACAAAAAACAACTCAATTATTTACTGTTACAAGGTTAATTGAAAGTATGGCGCCGCTCTTGCAGATGAAACCAGAGTTACTTGATAACTTAAATGCTGATGAAACATTCAGATATTTTCATCATCTGCTAGATGCACCGCCAGCTATTTTAAATGATGAAGGAGATGTTGAGCAACAGAGAGAACAAAGAGCACAGCAAATGCAAGCTATGGAAGAAACACAAAATGCGCAAGGTGCTGCAGTAGCTGCAAAAGATATAGCACAAGCGCAGAAATTAACAAGTGAGACAAGGTAAAGATATAGTAAAACTGCAGGAGCAGTATAAAAGTGTTTTTGAGTCAAAAGATGGGCAAGTAGTTCTTGCTCATATTTGTAAGGTAGGATATGTTCTGGACAGTACTTTTGTTCCAGGCGATTCTCATGGGTCCGCTCATAATGAAGGTATGAGAAGGCTCGCGCTATCAATTCTTAAGTTTCTTAAAAAGAAACCTGAGGATTTTTCACAAATGCTAGAACAAATGGAGGCAAATAATGAGTGAAGAAGCAACAACTGGGTCCGCGTTAACGGGTAGCTCAGAAGCGCCAGAAACTGCAGCTGCAGACTGGAAAGCTTCTCTACCAGAGGATTTACGCTCAGACCCATCATTAAATGACATCGGTGATGTCGAAAATTTAGCTAAAAGTTATATTAATGGACAGAAGTTAATTGGTAAAGATAGAATATCTCTACCAGGAGAAAATGCAACTGATTCTGAAATAAGTGACTTTTATTCTAAAATAGGAAGGCCTGATGAAGCTAAAACGTATGAACTAGGGGATAGACCCACGCTTCCAGAAGGATTAGAGTACGATGAAGATTTTGAAAAAACATTCAGAGAATTAGCACATTCTTCAGGTTTATCACAAAAACAAACAAAAGCTATTTATGATGGTTATCATGCATATATAGCTAAAAAATCTGAGTTAGATGGCGAGCAAGGATCTGTTCAGGCAAATACATGGTTAGAAGAAATGAAAAAGGATTTTGGAAAAGCCTATGATGAAAGAATAGATTTAGCTAAAAGAGCTGTTGAAAAATTTGGAGGTGGTGAACTAAAAGATTGGCTTAATAATACAGGCATGGGAAATAATCCGATGTTTGTTAAAATGTTCGCTAATATTGGTGAGCTTATCTCTGAAGGAAAAGGGGATATTCCTGCAACAAGGCAGTTTACAATGACCCCTCAACAAGCCCAGCAAGAAATTGCTAGGTATAATTCAGATAAGGACTTCATGACTGCTTATGCAAGTGGTGACCATTCAGGTCATGCGGGAGCTGTGGCAAAAATGAACGAACTATTTAAACTAGCTTATCCTGACGAAGAGACAGTTAAGCCAGCTTAATAGTGTACGAATTTCCTATCTTGATATAAGATAGGATTGTTGGGTAGCCGAGAGGTCCAACCGTCGACTAGGGCACAGACGTAAACAAGCAAGAGATTGTCCATACTTGGGTAGCGATTTCGAAATTATAATAATAAATGATGACAACGGAGGCAAGTATGTCAACTCAAATTACTACAGCTTTTGTCAGCCAATACAAGGCAAACGTTGAGCACCTTTTACAACAAAAAGGTTCTCGTCTACGTCCATTTGTAAGGGTAGAGACACAAGGCGCTGAGTTTGAATACTATGATCGTATAGGATCTGTTGATGCAATAGAAGTAACTTCTCGACACAGTGATACTCCGCTCATTTCTACTCCCCATGATAGACGTCAAGTCTCTCTAAGGGATTTTGATTGGGCAGATATGATTGATAAAACTGATAAGATTAGACTTCTAATTGATCCAGCAAGTCCTTACGCGCAAAATGCCGCTTGGGCTCTTGGCCGCAAAATGGATGATATTATTATTGAAGCTGCACACGGTACTGCTAAATCTGGCAAAACTGGTGGAACTTCTGTATCATTTGATGCTGCAAGCCAAATAGCTGTGAATTACGTTGAATCAGGTGGTGCGACAAACTCAGGACTAACTATTGGAAAACTTAGAAAAGCAAAAGAATTATTGGACTCGAATGAAACTGATCCTTCAGATCCAAGATTCATTGCTGTAACTTCTAAGCAAATTACTGACTTGTTAAAAACAACCGAAGTAACAAGCTCTGATTTTAATTCAATCAAAGCTCTAGTACAAGGTGATATTAACACGTTCATGGGCTTTCAATTTATTAGAACTGAAAGAGTTGCTACTGATTCTTCTTCTTATAGAAGAGTAATGGCATGGTGTAA